GCAAAGCACTGTGGTATGACACAGAAAGAAATGAAACTGACTTTTAGGGAGTATTTAAAGTATCACAAACCAGATTATGAAAATAACTCCACTACTATGGAGAAGCAGCGTGTCACTGGAGCAAATTAATGAAGCATTACTCGCAGAAGTCGCTTAAGACCCCTTGCCGCTACCCCGGGGGTAAGAGTAGAGCAGTCGCCAAAATGGATCCTTACTTTCCAGACCTTCGCAACTATGATGAGTTCCGTGAACCATTTCTTGGTGGCGGAAGTGTTGCGATTCATATCACTAAAAAGTATCCTGGATTAAATATTTGGGTAAATGATTTGTATGAACCTCTGGTAAATTTCTGGCAGCAACTCCAGATGTTTGGAGTTGAACTCAAAGAGCATCTTTCTCAATTTAAGAGTAGTGCTCCAGACCCAGAGACTGCAAGAGAACTGTTTAATATTTCAAAGACTATCCTGAATACCCCAAATACTGAGAGTTTTGAACGTGCCGTAAGGTTTTATATTGTCAATAAGTGCTCGTTTAGTGGTCTTACCGAAAGTTCTTCGTTTTCTCCACAGGCATCTAACTCAAACTTCTCAATGCGTGGAATTGAGAAATTACCCGAGTATTCTAAACTAATTGCAAATTGGCGTATAACTAATTACTCTTACGATTATCTTATGGATGGGAACAAAGGTGCTTTTATGTATCTTGATCCTCCTTATGATATTAAAGATAATCTTTATGGTAAGAAAGGTTCCATGCATAAGGGATTTAATCATGATAAGTTTGCTGCTGATTGCGATACTAACAATATGGATCAGTTGATTAGTTATAATTCTGATCAACTTGTTAAAGATAGGTTTAAAAACTGGAACGCTGCTGAATTTGATCTGACTTATACGATGCGTTCTGTTGGTGAATATATGCGAGAACAAAAACAACGTAAAGAACTTTTGCTTTTTAATTATGGAATTGAAAGACTGGTTAAACTCGATTAATCATACAAAGCAACATATGATTGATGAAGACCCTTCACTTGAGAAGGAATATGCACCCTACATTATCAATCGCTGCCTTTCTGGTCACATTGATTGTATTATGTTTGTTAATGAAATGAATCAGTATCATTTTCTTCCAAAGAAGATGCAATATGACTTTTTTATAAATAGTCTAAGGAAAAAGAAGAGATTTTCTCCTTGGATCCGAAAAGATAAAATCAAAGATTTGGAATGTGTTAAGCAGTATTATGGTTATAATGATGAGAAAGCACTTCAAGCTTTGAAAAATCTAAATAAATTACAACTCGATTTTATTAAAAAAAGACTTGATACTGGTGGAAAAAAATGATTAACAGGACAATTGAACCTCAAGTAAACTGGACTCCCAATATGATGATTGAAGTCCTGTTGAATGAACCGGACGACTTTCTTAAAGTTAGAGAAACTCTCACTAGAATTGGTGTTGCTTCAAGAAAAGAAAAGAAACTTTATCAAAGCTGTCATATTTTACATAAACAAGGGCATTACTTTATTACTCACTTCAAAGAACTTTTTGCTTTGGATGGTAAACACGCCAATCTAACTGTTAATGATATTCAACGTCGTAACAGAATTGCACAATTAATTGCCGATTGGGGTTTAGTCACAATTGTAAATCCAAGTCAAGTTCAAGATATTGCACCTTTAAATCAAATCAAGGTTATTTCTTATAAAGATAAGGGTGAATGGATTTTAGAGACCAAGTATAATATTGGTTCTAAAAAGAAAAGAACGGACGAGGAAGAGTAAACCGAATAAAAAGTGGGGAGTTCAACACTCCCTTTTTTTTATGAAAGTATTATAATTATATACGGATGCCGAAAGGATCCACACAATCAAACCTCGCTTAAAAAGGAGTTACTAAAATGACTAACCTCATGAGATATTCTGCGTCAGATCTTTCTACAATTATGGATAAGATCACTCGCAATAGTATTGGAATGGACGAATATTTTGATCGTCTATTTAATCTTCATGAAACAAGTTCGAACTATCCCCCATATAATCTTGTACAAATTAATAATGTTGAATCACGATTAGAGATTGCACTTGCCGGATTTAAAAAGGAGGAAGTACATGTATACACAGAATATGGAAAACTTTTTGTTGAAGGTCAAAAAGAAGATAAAGAATCTGATTCCAACTATGTTTACAAGGGATTAGCACAAAGATCATTTACAAGAACATGGTCTCTGTCTGATGATACAGAAGTTAGAGAAGTTACATTTGATAATGGATTGTTAATTGTTAAACTTGGCAAAATCGTACCAGAACATCATGCACGAAAAAATTACTTGTAAAATAATTAATATTTGACATAAAATAATAAAAAAGAGAGGAATTATTGACACCTCTCTTTTTTTATGATATGATTAAAAGAGGGTAATAAATAACATGTCAATTAAAATTGCACTATTAAAATCTGGAGAAACGATAATTTCTGATGCAAAAGAATTAGTTTCTGATGAAAAAACTTGTGGATATATATTTGAAAATCCACATAAAGTTATTACAGAAAGAACTGTTTTTATATCAGAAACTAAGAAACCTGATGCTGATGCTAAAATAGAGGTTTCTCTAACACCATGGATTATACTTACAAGTGACAAAAATATTTTAGTTCCATTAGATTGGGTTGTTACTTTAGTTGAACCTATTGAAACCATAAAAGAATTATATGAGGAAAAAATAAATGGAAAACACGATCAAGTGTCTTTTACTGAAGAATAATAGTATTGTTATTTCAGAAATAGTAGAAGTTGTTTCTGAACTTGGAGAACCGGATTGCAAACTTATAAATCCATATGTTCTTAAGAAATCTATTAGTGGAGAATATTTTCTTGAATGGTGGCTAGATTTTTCAGAACAAAATGAATTAATGATGCACTCTGATAGCATTCTTACAATTGTTGATCCAAAATCAGAAATTCTTAAAAAATACCTTGAAATGACTTTATAATGCCTCAGCACTTTTATACTAATGTTCAAGTAGTTGGAAATGACTTTTTAATTCGTGGATATGAAAATGGAAAACATTTTATAGCACGAGAAAAGTTTTCTCCAACTTTTTTTGTCCCATCCAATAAAAAAACAAAATATAAAACTCTAACCGGAGAATATGTTGAACCAATTAAACCTGGATATGTTCGTGATTGTAGGGAGTTTATTCAAAAATATGATGGGGTAGATAATTTTAAAATTTATGGAAACGAAAGATTTTTATATCAATATATTTCAGAAAAGTATCCTGAAGATGAAATAAAATTTGATATTAATAAAATTAAACTAATTACAATTGATATTGAGGTTGCATCAGAAAATGGGTTTCCTGATGTAGAATCTGCTTCTGAGCAAATTCTTTTAATTACCATTCAAAATTATTCAACAAAACAAATTATTACTTGGGGGTTGGGTGAATATCAAACAAAACAAAAAAATGTAATTTATAATGCATTTAAGAGTGAAAGAGATTTATTAAATAATTTTATTCATTGGTGGTCAACTGAAGAAAATACTCCAGAAGTTATTAGTGGATGGAATTGTCAGTTATATGATATTCCATATATTGCTCGGCGTATTTATCGTGTTCTTGGAGAAAAATTAGTTAAGCAACTTTCTCCGTGGGGTTTAATAACCGAGAAAGAAATTTATATTAATGGTCGTAAACATATTTCTTATGATATAAAAGGAATTTCTCAGTTGGACTATCTAGATCTTTATAAGAAATTCACTTATAAAGCTCAAGAATCTTATCGTCTTGATTATATTGCCGAGGTTGAACTTGGAAGAAAAAAGTTAGATCACTCTGAATTTGATACTTTTAAAGATTTTTATACTAAAGATTGGAATAAATTTGTATCTTACAATATAAAAGACGTAGAACTTGTTGACCAGTTGGAAGATAAAATGAAATTAATTGAACTTGCAGTTACAATGGCATATGATGCTAAGGTTAATTATGAAGATGTTTTTTATCAAGTTAGGATGTGGGATACAATAATCTATAATTATCTTAAGAAAAGAAATATAGTGATTCCACCAAAAGAAAAATCTGAAAAAAATGATAAGTATGCTGGTGCTTATGTTAAAGAACCAGTTCCCGGTGTTTATGATTGGGTAGTTTCTTTGGATTTAACATCTCTATATCCACATCTTCTAATGGAATTTAATATTTCACCAGAAACACTTGTTGATGAAAAACATCCAGATGTGACTGTTGAAAAAATTTTAAACGAAGAACTTACTTTTGAACTTTACAAAAATTATTGTATTTGTCCAAATGGTTCAATGTATCGTAAAGATATTCGTGGATTTATTCCTGAGTTGATGGAAAACATGTTTAATAAAAGAAACATGTATAAGAAAAAAATGATAAGTGCCAAAAAAGAATATGAAAAAACTCCGTCAAAAGAATTGGAGAAGGAAATATCCAGATATAATAATATTCAAATGGCACTTAAAATTAGTCTAAATTCATGCTATGGTTCTATTGGAAATTCACACTTTAGGTATTATAAATTAGAAAATGCAGAGGCAATTACTCTTTCCGGGCAAGTTGCTATTCGTTGGATTGAAAAGAAATTAAATTCTTATTTAAATAGAGTTTTAAAGACTGATAATATTGATTATTGTATCGCAATTGATACAGATAGTGTATATCTTAATATGAATTCTTTGGTTGAAACTGTATATAGAGGAAAAGAAAAAACTACTGAAAATGTTGTTAATTTTCTTGATAAAGTATGTAAAGTAGAACTTGAAAAGTATATTGAAAGTTCTTATCAGGAACTGGCAGACTATTTGAATGCATACGAACAGAAGATGCATATGAAAAGAGAAAATATTGCAGATCGTGCAATATGGACTGCCAAAAAGCGTTATATCATGAATGTTTGGGATAGTGAAGGTGTTCGTTATGAAGAACCTAAACTTAAAATTATGGGAATTGAAGCAATTAAATCTTCCACTCCTTCTTCTTGCCGTCAAATGATTAAGGATGGTCTAAAACTCTTGATGAAAGGCACTGAAGATGATATAATAGACTTTATTTCCAACTGCAGAGAAAAATTTAAAAAACTATCTCCAGAGCAAATTGCATTTCCAAGAACAGCATCTGACATTAAAAAATATTCTTCTTCATCAGAAATATATTCTAAAGGTACTCCAATTCATGTTCGTGGAGCACTTCTATTTAACTTTTACATAAAAAATAATAATTTAACAAATAGATATTCTCTTATTCAAAATGGGGAAAAGATTAAATTTTTATACTTAAAAAAACCGAATATAATTCAAGAAAATGTAATTTCTTTTATTCAAGATTTTCCAAAGGAACTTAAACTTGAAAAATACATAGATTACGATACTCAATTTGATAAGGCATTTTTGGAACCTTTGAAGTCTATTTTAGATACCGTTGGATGGAAAGTAGAAAAAACAGTAGATCTAAATATATTTTTCAATTAAAGAATGGAACTACCAATTACTGAAAAAGAATTAAATACCATTCTAAGTGCATTGAGATTAGGTGGAGATAGTTCTTTATATTTTAAACTTTGGAACTATAAAATGGATTATTCAAATAAAAATGAGGATGAAAATGGAATTTCTAAATGATTTGGTAAAAGAGATTGGAGGAGAATACGCTCAAATCGCATCAAATATAGATGAAACTGAAACTTATGTTGATACGGGTTCTTACATCTTTAATGCATTGGTTTCAGGTAGTATTTTTGGCGGTGTTTCTGGTAATAAGATTACTGCTATTGCTGGAGAGTCTTCTACTGGAAAAACTTTTTTCTCTCTCGCTGTGGTTAAGAATTTTCTTGATAATAACCCCGATGGTTATTGTCTCTACTTTGATACTGAAGCTGCCGTCAATAAATCTCTTTTAGAGTCTCGTGGAGTTGATACTGCTCGTCTTGTTGTTGTGAATGTTGTTACTATTGAAGAATTTCGTGGAAAGGCACTTAAGGCAATAGACTTATATTTAAAAAAACCTTTAGAAGATAGAAAACCTTGTATTTTCGTTTTAGATTCTTTAGGTATGCTTTCCACAGAGAAAGAAATTACTGATGCACTGAATGATAAGCAAGTTCGTGATATGACTAAATCACAACTTACTAAAGGTGCTTTTAGAATGTTAACACTCAAATTAGGTCAAGCAAATGTCCCACTTATTGTCACAAATCACACATATGATGTCATTGGAGCTTATGTTCCAACTAAAGAAATGGGAGGAGGTTCTGGACTCAAATATGCAGCAAGTACAATCATTTATCTCAGCAAAAAGAAAGAGAAAGATGGAACGGAAGTCATTGGAAATATTATTAAGGCAAAAACACACAAGTCACGTTTAAGTAAAGAAAATAGAGAAGTTGAGGTTCGTTTGTATTATGATGAAAGGGGATTAGATCGTTATTATGGTCTTTTAGAACTTGGTGAAATTGGTGGACTCTGGAAGAATGTAGCAGGTCGTTATGAAATTGACGGTAAAAAAATTTACGCTAAACAAATTTTAAAAGAACCTGAGGTATATTTTACTCCAGAAGTTATGAAACAACTTGATGATATTGCGAAGAAAGAGTTTAGTTATGGGAGTTAATTGGATTTTTTATGGATGAATTAAACGATTTTATAAAAATTTACGAAAATTCTTTAGAACCTGATGTTTGTAATTTTTTAATTTCATTATTTGAACAAATTGAAGAAAAACACGAAAACCATAATAATGATGGAAAACCAAATTTTACTCAATTTAATTTAACTGAAAATAGAGAATTGTCTGCAGAAGTAAATCAAGTTCATAATCATATTATTAAAAAAATATTTGAATATAAACAAATCTATTATCAATATATTTGTAAAGATGTGTTCCCACAAGAACACGCATTAGAGCAATTTAGAATTAAAAAGTATAATGCAGGCGGGGAAGATAGATTTGATACTCATGTAGATGTAATGACTTATGAAACTTCTCGTAGGTTTTTGTCTTTTATGTGGTATCTTAATGATGTGGAAGAAGGAGGAAAAACAGTATTTAAAGATTTAGAAATACAACCAAAGCAGGGAACTTTAGTTGTATTTCCTCCTCTTTGGTTATTTCCCCATCGTGGAGAACCACCAATGAGCAATTCAAAGTATATTTTAACATCTTATTTGCACTATAAGTAATGGAAAGAATTGAATTAACAATTTTAAGAAATTTGATATTTAATGAAGATTATTCAAGAAAAGTTATACCTTTTATACAACCAGAATATTTTAGTCAAAGAACTGAAAAAATTGTATTTGAAGAAATTGTTAAATTCATCGTAAAATATGGAACTCTTACTACAACTGAATCATTAGGAATAGAAGTTGAAAATAGAAGTGATATCAATGAAAGTGAAATAAAAGAAATTAGAGAATTAATTATTAAATTAAATAATTCTTCTGTAGATTTTCAATGGTTATTAGACTCAACTGAAAAGTGGTGTCGTGATCGTGCTATTTACTTGGCACTTATGGAATCTATTCATATTGCTGATGGGAAAGATGGTAAAAAAAATCGTGATGCGATTCCAAGTATTCTTTCAGATGCTCTTTCTGTTAGTTTTGATAATAACATTGGACACGATTATTTCAATAATTATGAAGAACGATATGAATATTATCATAGAAAAGAAGAAAGAATAGAATTTGATTTAGAATATTTAAATAAAATTACAAATGGTGGAATACCAAATAAAACTTTGAATATTTTAATGTCAGGACCAAATGTTGGTAAGACATTAACTATGTGTCATATCGCATCTTCATTTCTTTTGAATAATAAAAATGTTCTTTATATTACTCTTGAAATGGCAGAAGAAGAGATTGCAAAAAGAATTGATGCAAATATTTTAAATGTTCCTATCAATCAATTAGAAGAATTACCTAAATCTTTATTTGAAACAAAAGTAACAAAACTTCTTGATAAGACAAAAGGAAACTTAGTTATTAAGCAATATCCAACTGCTTCTGCACATTCTGGACATTTCAAAGCACTTATAAATGAATTGTATTTGAAGAAATCATTTAAACCAGATATTCTTTTTATAGACTACTTAAATATATGTGCATCAAGTAGATTTAAAATTGGCGCAAATGTAAATTCTTATTCTTATGTTAAATCAATTACAGAAGAAGTAAGAGGACTTGCAGTTGAATTGAATATTCCACTTATTACTGCCACTCAAACAACGAGAGGTGGATTTTCATCATCAGATCCTGAGATGACAGATATTTCTGAAAGTTTTGGAACTGCTGCAACTGCCGATCTTTTACTTTCTCTAATTTCTACAGAAGAATTAGATAGTATGGGTCAAATAATGATAAAACAACTTAAAAATCGTTATACAGATAAATCTATAAACAAAAGATTCGTTGTTGGTATTGATCGTGCTAAAATGAGATTATATGATTGTGAGCAGTCAGCACAAAAAGATATACTTGACTCTGGAAACGAAGACGAGTATAATGACTATGAAGATAAAAAACCCAAAAAGTCGTTTGAAGGATTTAAATTTTAATGGAACAAAAACACGTTAATTTTGATAAGTATGCTGAGTTTGTAGATTCAGTTACAAGTGATGCATCTAAAGATTTTCTTGCACTCTCTGATCGTTTGGTTCAATTGGATGAAAAAGGTGCAAATATTGAGCGTCTTCTTACTGGGGCAGTAGGTGCTGCAGCAGAAAGTGGAGAACTACTTGAGGTGGTGAAAAAACTTGTCTTTCAAGGAAAAAGTTGGAATGAAGAAACCAAGTTTCATATACAACGGGAACTTGGAGATTTGATGTGGTATGTCGCTCAAATTTGTATCGCACTTGATACTCCACTCGATGAAATTATTAAGATGAATATTGAAAAACTATTGAAAAGATATCCAGAAGGGTATTTTGATGCTTTTTATTCTGAAAACAGGGAGCAGGGAGATATTTGATATGAGAGGGTAGAAATACCCTCTTTTTTGTAGTTTCTAAATATTATAAATAATGATAGATATGTAAAAATAAAATGAAGTATATAATTTACGCATATGCAAATGAAGACGGAAAATTTTATTATATTGGAAGAGGAAGACCTGGAAGAGAAAAAGAAAATCATAAAAAATTAAAAGTTCCTCCAAAAGATAAAATACTAATTTTACATAAAAATTTATCTTTAAGTGAAAGTGTTGAATATGAAAAGGCACTTATTCAATTTTATGGTAGGAAATGTGATGGTGGTATATTAGAAAATAAAAGTATTGGAGGGCATACAGGTTCATTAGGAGTTCCATCTTGGAATAAAGGTCTTAAATGTGATTATGTCTCTGAAAATAATAAAAAGAGAAGAGGAGAATTGCATCCTTTATATGGAAAACAAAGAAGTGAAGAAACTAAGAAAAAAATTTCTCAAAAAAATCTTGGTAAAAAAATGACCCAAGAACAAATTAAAAAATTAAAAAATAAATTGACTGGTAAATTAAAAACTGATAGTCATAAGAAAAATATAAGTGAAGGTAAGAAAGGTAAAAAACAAACAGAACAACATAGAAAAAATAATTCTATAAGTAAATGTAAGTATTTCTATGGGTTAATTTCTCCAGAAGGAAATCTAATTGAAATACAAAATTTAAAACAATTTAGTTTAGAAAATAATTTACCACATTCAAGTATTCATAAACTTTCTTCTGGATTTTATGATGAATATCGTGGATGGAAACTCCTTTACAAAAAAGATAAAGTGTGATAGTATTATAAAAAATTGACGACCGATGACTAAAGAAAAACAAGTAACAATTAAAATGGATGCTCGTTGTGCGGCAGCAGTTCGTCAAGTTCTTTTTGAAGCACAAAAAGGATATACATATGATGAGAATTCCGTTCCTCCTCGTATTACTGATATTCGTAAAGTGATTGTAGAACTTGATGATAAGATTGGTTCCGTAATAACTGAAGAATAAATACTTAAAAAAATGTCTATACTTGGTAAGAGAAAAGGAAGACCCATATCTAAAATTCAGTTTGAAGTAATCTTAAAAAGATTTGTAGTATTTCTCAAAAGAGAACTTCGCCTTACTTATGATATACCAGTTGTTTTAGTAGATAATGCGGATTTTGCGAAAAAACAAAAAGCATTTGGTATGATGAATAAACAACTCATTTATGTAAGTATTATTAATCGTCATCCTATGGACATTATGAGAACTATTGCTCACGAATATGTTTATTATAAACAAATAATGGATGGTAAACAAATTAGTTCTAATATTGGAAGTCCTGCCGAAAATGAAGCGAACGCAAAAGCAGGAGAACTGATGAGAAAATATGGGCAACAGCACCCAGACTTATTTGATTATATGTCTATTAGAATTTAAATTTAAAAAATAATCCTATTATCTAAATATTTTTAAATAATAGGATTAAAAAAATGACAGATTCTGAGATTTTATTATCAATTAACACTATATTATCTAAATATACAACTAAAGTTGTTAAAGCTGGACCAAAAGTAGATAAAATTAGAATAATATCAAATCAAAGAGCAGAAGATCAGAATAATATTTCAAATCAATTAAAAGTAAGAAAAATTAACTTTAAAAATGAAATTGATAAAAGTGAATCATCATTTCCAGTAACTAAAATTGATCTTCCTAAATCATCTTCAATAATTAAGTTAATTTATAAAAAAACTTCTGGTGGAGGTTCTGGAGCAGGAGCTGCTCTTACTAAACTTACTGAATCTGCTCAAGCATTATATGCAGCATTAGTCTTTAATGTATTAAAAAGAGAAATGACAATAGCAGATGTAACAAAAGATAATTTTTTAAAAGCATCTGCTACAACATCTATAGATTATCCAATTCAAAATATAATGAATGATCTTCCCGACGATTGGATAAATTCTTCTATTTTAGGTGCAAATACTTTATATAAGAATTTTAAGGGAAAAGGTGATTTTACATTTCATAGAGGTTCCAAAGAAGTTGGTTTAATAGAATCTACTTTTACACGTATTAATAAAGATGAAAAGGCATTTGGAAATTTAAATAAGTGGAGTCCCGCTGACATTTATATGATAAAAAATAGATTAAATTTAAATGAAATTTCTACTCAAAGATCTTTAAAAGGATTAAACGCTAAAATGTATGATTATATTATTAATAATCAATTGATTGGAGTTTCTTTAAAAAAAATGTATGGAACTGCAAATTTATCTAAAAAAAATTTTTCTTCAGACAAATCAATAAATAAAGCAAAATTTTATGGAATAACCAGTAATATAGATTCAATAGATGGATATATTAAATGGGGAACTCAAAATTCTGAAAAAATACAATTTAGAGCTTTTGGTGGAGAAACATCTTTAACTGGATGGCAAGGTGAAATTAAAGGTACTTCTGCCAATCAAGGAAAAATATCACTTGGTCCAATTAATTTTATTTTAAAAAGATACAATCTACCTCAACTTCCAACTTCACTTCAATCTGCAACATTAGCACAAAAAAATACGATAGAACATTGTAGGGAAATTGCTAATTTAATGGTTTCTAATCGTATTGTTAGTCCTCAACAAGTAGAAGAAGTGGCGACTTTAATTCAAAATAACAAATCAAATAAGTATAGATATTCTAAATATTTGGTTATGAAATTATTTCAGATAATAAATTCAGTTCCAGATGATATTAAGAATAAAATAGTTCAAGATTTTTATTTGTATGCAAGTTCTCAAGCATCATACTCTTCTCCATATTATAAGTTAGAATAATCAATAAATATATACATAATGTAAAAAAATGTATATTTGAAAAAATATAAGTAATGAAAAGTTTTTTTCAATTTTTAACAGAAGCAACTGCTGCTCAACAAGCAAAGCGTCTTGGTCTTGTTGGTGACGGTCACGGTGGTTGGTATGATAGACAAGGTGAATTTATAGCAAAAACAGAAGGTGGTCAATTAAAGTTTTATAATAAAAGACAAATAGTAGGAGCAAAAGACCCAAAACAAACTGAAAAAGAAAAAACAGTTGCTTCTCCCAATTATTTGGATCCAGCACTTTCAAAACCATTTGAACCACCACCATTAGAACAACAATCCGCACCACAACAACAAGAACCTCCTCAGCAGGAAGGTCCCCCACCTGTAGAAAAAACAAAAGGAACTCTAACTGTAGCATTTGGTCGTTTTAATCCACCAACAATCGGACACCAACAATTGATGGATGTTGCTGCACAAGCAGCATCTCAAGATGAAGACGGTCAATATTTAATTTTTCCTTCAAGAAGTCAGGATAAAAAAAAGAATCCATTAGATCCTGATACAAAAATTGGTTATATGCAAAAGTTTTATCCACAACATGCTGGAAATATTGTAAATGATCCAAATACTAAAACAATTTTTGATGTTTTAAGAATGGCTCATAATGATGGATATTCTGGTGTCCGAATTATTGGTGGTGCTGATAGAGTAAAAGAATTTGAAAAACTTTCAAATCAGTATAATGGTCAAATTTATCAATTTGATAATATTGAAGTAGTTTCAGCAGGAGAAAGAGATCCTGATGCAAAAGGTGTAGAAGGAATGTCTGCATCAAGAATGAGACTTGCTGCTGCAGAAAATGATTTTAAAACTTTTAGATCGGGTCTTCCACCAGAAGTAAAAAGATCAGATGCAAAAGAATTATTTGATATTCTCCGTGGTTCTATGAAAATAAAAGAAAATTATCAAATATGGGAAATTGCTCCAAAGTTTGATTATCAGTCTCTTCGTGAAAATTATATACAAGAAAATATTTTTAAAACTGGTGATATAGTAGAAAATATGAATACTGGATTAGTTGGTCGTATTATTCGTAGAGGAACTAATTATCTTATTTGTGTTACAGAATCTGGACAAATGTTTAAATCTTGGATAAAAGATTTAGTTGAATATACTGAAGTTTCAATGAATAGAAAAATGAGAGTTCTTGGAGAAATTACTTATATTAAAAATTTCATAAATAAAAATAGGAAAAAATAAAGTAAAAGTTTCATATGAAAAAAACTATTTCTGAGGAACTTCCAGAAAGAAAGCACCCCCCTGCCCCTGCTTCTGGAGAAATGAGAGATGAACATCACGATGAAAAAAAAGGTAAAGATCCAAAAGATAGGGTGAGACAGGCTGTATACGATATTCGCTATCGCGCCAGAAGGGAAGAAATTCCACTTACTCAAGCATTTTCCCAATATATGCAAAATAGTAGTATGAGTCAGCAAGAAAAAGTATTAGTAAAACAAAAATTACTTGGTAAATCGGGAATGAAAGCAGAAGATTTTAATATTCAGGATTTTGCATCAAATAACATTGCAAATGCTTTGTATAAAGTATTTGTTGAAAATTATAAAAATGAAGAACCAATTACTCTTACATATATGGAGAAATTGGAAACATCAGAATATAGAAAATATAAAGTAAGAGTTATTGGAAAAGATGGTCGCTCATATGTGAGATATGCAACTCGTGAAAAAATTAATTCATTGAGAGCAAATCCAAATATTGAATCTGTAGAAATGACTGAGTATGGTGAACCTTATGAGGGGGAAAAGAAAAGAGGTGAAGCTACTGCTGCAGTAAAATCAGGCAAAGATTGGGATGGTGATGGAAAGGTTGAAAGTGGTCCAAAAGAATATCGTGGAGTTGTTCACAATGCAATTCAACGTAAAAGAGGTGGAGTTCCAGATGGAAAAGATACTTCAAATGTAAGAGAAGATTTTATTGGTGAAAAAAAAAGAATTGATAATACTACTGATGAATCACAAAAACCACTTGACGTGATGAAAGGTTCAAATACTGTTACAATTAACCCCAACCTTCCTGGAACTGAAAAGAGTAGTGTTCCTGGTATTCAAATGGCACATCACGAACTTGATGGACCATTTATTGTTGAGAAATCTTTAAGCCGAGCACAACAAAGATTTATGGGTATGGTTTATGCAGCAAAGAAAGGTGAAACTCCAACATCTCCTGAAGTTGCAAAAGCTGCTTCTGGAATGAGTGAGAAATCTGCAAGAGATTTTGCAAAAACAAAACACGAAGGACTTCCAGTTCATAAAGAAGAATCTGAATGCGAAAAAGGTGATTCTAAAGAAAGAGATACTCGTGGAGATAATACAAAAGTTAGTTTATTAAAAAATAAATTAAGAGCAATGGGAATGAAAAATCCTATTGTTATGACTGCTGGTTAT